AAGCCGGGCGCGCGTACTCAAACTCGTGGCCCGCGTAGTCGCCGGACGCATCCACGCTGTCCGACGTGACATCATCCGAGTAGGCGTCGCGGGTGATCTGCCCGGCGACTGAGATCCCCACCGGGCGCGGGTAGTCCTTGCGCCATTGCGCGGCTTGCGCCTTGAATCCGGCGGCGATGTCGGAGCGGTCTACCCGCAGGCCGTCGGTCGAGAAGTTGGGGTAGCGCGTCCACTCAGCCGCCAGGCGCTCGAAGCCCGCTGCGACGGCGCGCTGCCAGTTGCCCTCCAGGGCAATCAGCCCGTTAAGCTCGGCGTCGGTGAAGTTGGCATCAGCCGGGCGCGGCCCGGCCTCGTAGGCCGTGTCGCCCAGGTGAAAGCGCACGCGGTCCAGGTCCGTGGTGAGCGTGCCGACGTAGGTGAACGCCATAGCCCCTCCTTAGACCGGCATGAACCCCAGCTTGAGTGTCAAGCCGCTGGCGGTATACGTGGGTGTGCCCCCGGTCTCGGTAGCCACGAACACGGACTCCCCGCCATCGGGGAACAGGATCACGCCCATCCCCGAATCGCTGGCGTTCTTGACGACGAACTGGCTCGATCCAAGGTCGGTGTAGTCCGTTGCCTCAATGGGCACGATGGTCAGGATTTCGTCGGCCACGGCGTCAGTGATGGCTGCGGCGGCGTTCTCCGTGCCGATGCTGGCGTTGGTGCGCAGGAAGTAGATGTCCATTGCGGCGCCCTGGTCGTCCTTGTCGAGCAGCGCCAGCGACCAGAGTATTGCCGGATGCCCCGCCTTACAGACGCCGGTGATCTCCTGAGTGGCGTTGAGTACGTCGCCCGCCGTGTATGCGGCGGTGTCGCTCGTCAGCGCAACCTCTTTGAAGATTGCCGGCAATGTCGTTACGATTTGCGGCATGGTCCCTCCTCATAGGTGGGCGGGTGATTGCGTGAAAGGAGGAAAGCCGCAATCGCCGCGCCCTCGTTCTGCTGTCCCGCCATACCGTCACTCCTTTCGCGTGCGGTCACTTGATGCGCGTGTACCACACGTAGATCGTCGCAGCGCCGGCGGTCAGTGTGTCGCCGCTGGTCTCGCTCACCACGTAGTCGATGGTCTCGTCGGACGTGGGAGCGTAGACAAAGCAGTTGTGATTCAGGTCCAGGTAGGCGCCCAGCGTTGCGGCGCTCATGCCTTGCCACCCGGCAGCAAACCCAGTACCCTCCGTATCTGCTGCCTGCAGCTCGGCATCTGCTAGAACGATGAACCCATCAGGGTCGTTGCCGTCACCCACCGTCAGCGTGGCGTCGTCGCCGGTGCAGTCGAAGCTGGTCGTGACGTTGACCAGGACCGAGTGAATGAGCCACACCTGCCCGGCGGGGATCGTGCAGACGGTGCCCGACGCGCCGGTCGCGGCCCCGTAGGTGATGTCCTTGCTGATGACCGACGGCAGGCCGATGTGCTGCGCGCCGACGGGCTGGTCGATGGTGATGTTCCCGTTGACCTCGATTGGTCCGTGTTGCCCTCGTATCTTCATATCTCCTCCCGTTGGTGGTGGGGCGGGCTCTCCGGCGTGATAGGATCACCTCCTTCCCGCCCGCCCCCGTCACCTAACTAGCTGATCGTCGGAGCGGCCCAGGTCGAGGCGCCGTGATCGACGCACACGCCACCGACGCGGTTGCCCACGCCAACACCAAACTCGGCGTAGGCGACCACCATCAGGGCGGGCGCGTTGATCCAGTTGCCGGGCACCAGGTTGATGCCAAAGCCGATGCGCGGTGCGATGCGCATGCGCAGCGGGCGCTCAAGCTCGGACAGACCCAGCGGCACGACGCCATAGTTCATCGTCGGCACGCGCGGCGTTGCCCAGAGGTTGACCATCCCGTAGTCGGTCTCGACAGCGCCGAAGTACTGGCTGATGTCGCCAAACTGCGCACGCTCGACTGCGGACTGCTGGTAGTTGACGCCCCGCCACGTCGGGGGCTTGAAGCCATCCACCGCAGCCCACGAGCCGATGTCGGCGCGGCTGACGATGGCCATGTACTCGCCCTGGTAGCCGTGCTCCTCCAGGTGCTCCACGGCCACGGACAGCGCCGTGTTGTCCAGCGAGTTGCTGGAGATACCGGTGTCCGTGGTGTCCAGGAAGTGCTCGTGCGTATACAGGAACGTCTCGCCACCCGGCGATTCGGGCGGCACGTAGTTGGCGTCAGCCGAACCCCCGTCAGCGAAGGGCACGTCCGAAGACGTGGAGCCGACGCTGTTGGCGGTCGAGGTGAAGAAGCGCGTCAGGAGCGCCTTCTGATAGAGCGCGCGCCCGGCGACCACCATCTGCGCGATGTCGGCCTCCAGCTTGGCGCGGCGCGCCTTGCGCAGGCTCATCATCGTCCAGCCCAGCGCCATGTCGTAGGGCTTGATCGGCAGCATGTGCCCGGTCGTCTTGCCCCGCGTCGGGTCCGGTGCGCTGTACTCGGTGGCGACCTCGAAGGCGTTCCCCACACCCACGCGGTACTCAACCTCCGGGTCATCCTGAACGCTGAACAGCTGGCTGTAGCCAGGCATGGTCAGGATTTCCGCATTCAGCGCAGCCAGTGCGGACTGCGCCTCGCGGGCGATCACGTCAAACGTAGTACCGTCCTCCAGCTCGATCTTCTTGAGATAGTCTTCATCCCAGAGGGTCGGGAGGGCGGCGTCCATCAGGCTGTGAAAACCAATTAGCGCCATGTCATTCCCTCCTAGCTGGCCTTAACGGTGTACGGGTCTTCGTTCGCGGTGCGGACGGGGTTGACCATGATCGTGCTTGCGTCGAGCGCGATGCCGAAGTCGCAGACCAGCGACCCGACAGCCGGCACGTCCTGCGTCAGCCCGCCAGCGGTAGCGGACACGAAGAGCTTGAGTCCGGGCGTGAGCGAGGCAAAGCCCGTCACGGCACCGAACATCACCACATCCACGCGGTCGCCAGCGACGAAGAGGGTGCCCCCGTCGTTGTCCGCAACCGCCATACCGATAGCCTGGCCCGTGAGCGTGCCCCCAGCGTCGGCAGCTTCGATATCGCCATCTGCGGCGATATACACCGGCTGCCCGGCGTAGATGGAGCCGCCCGCATCGAACCGGCGGGCGAAATATCCCGGCAGCGGTCGAACACTCGACGCTGCATTCGTGATGTCTGCCATTAGTTACCTCCCAGATTGGGTAGCTTGATGCCGTACTTGGCGGCAACGTTGGGGTCGATGCCCCGCTTCCCAGTGCCCTTGGCGGCGCCATCCGGCGTACCGCTCGGGGTTGCGGGTGCGGGACCGGCCTGTTTGACGAGGTAGGGCCGCGCCTTGACCAGTTCCTTGAGCGCATCATCCACACCTACGGCCTGGTCGCCTTCATCCAGTGACACGGCCCCGGCGGGGAGGAACGCCCACGCATCCTCAGCGTTGTGGAATCCGGCGCGCGTTGCGGCGACGGTCACGGCGGCCTTGAGCGCACCATCGCGGCGCGCCTGGCGTTCGGCCTCCAGCTGCGCCTGTAGATCGTTGGCGCGCTTGACGGCCTTCTCTACCTCGCTCATCTCAGCTTCCTTGCGTGCGGCCTCCGCTTGCTCGTAGGCGTCCAGCTTCTTGCGGCGGTCGGCGGCTTCCCGGTTGGCGGCGGCAAGCGCCTTGCGCGCGCTCTCCAGCTCGGCCTTGAGCGCTGCGGCGTCCGGCACGGCACCATCGCCCATCTCGGGCGCTGGTGTGTTTGCGGGCATCTCGCCCTGTACGACCTGTGCTTCGTATGCCATCTCGGCTATCTCCTTGTGTGGTGGGGCATCGCGCCCCGTATAACAAAAACCGCCCACACCCGGAGAGTGCGGACGCGGTGCTCTGCGTCGGTACTCCCCGAATGTGGGCGGGACTGACAATGGTCAGTGCGGCCCTATGCGCTTGTCGGTGCTACGTTAGAACGTCCGGCCACTCCTTCTCGATGAAGCGCACGATCATCAGCAGCGCCCGGCGGATCACGCGCATCAACTCAAGCGTCTGCGTTGCGGTCATTGCGTCCTCACCGGCGGCTCAGCGCCCAGCAGATCCCACAGCGGGCGCGGCGTCCAGCTGTCGCCCCACACCGGATCGTGCGTCTTGTGCGGGATGTCCTCAAGCTCGAACGCGCCCGCCTTCCAGGCGTCGTAACGCCCGGTGCCAAGGATCTTGCGCTGCGTCGCCTCGTCCTGGCGCTCGAACCACTCGCGGCCCGACTCGGGCTGGTACTGCGGCTCGGGCGCGTCAATGCCCATCTCCGCGTAGGTCTTGGTGATCGGCACCAATGCGCAGCGCCCGTTGGGATGGTCGTCCATCTCCTCCTGCGTCGAGTACTCCTTGCCGTCCAAGAACAGGCACGCAGCGCACGTCCGCGAGTCCTTCGCTGCCAGCCGCCGCCAGCCCTTCACGATGTCGCCATTGGCCTTGTAGCTTTCCAGCGTCGCGGTGCGGTAGGCGCGTAGCTGCTCGGTGCGTGCCAGCCGTAGGCTATCGGTCAGCCCCATGCCGAAGTCCTTGCGCAACTCCCGCGCCAGCTTGCGCGGATTCCAGCCCGCCACCAGCCCCGTCACCATGCGCTCGGATAGCGCTTGCGCGGCGTCGCCCACGTACTGCTCGATCAGCTTGCGTAGCGGCGTACCGTCCTGCAGCGTCCCGATCAGCGATTCGGCGGCCTCGCGGGGCATGCGGTAGAACGTCGCCGCAACCGTGCCGCGCGGGTAGCTCAGTTGCACCAGCTCATACGCCTCGCGCTCTGCGGCGGCGACGGCCCAGCGCTTGCCGTCCTGTACGGCCTGGTCAGCCAGCGCCGCATACTGACGCAACTCTGCCTCGACCTGGCTCTGGATAGCTTGCATACGCTCCAGGCGCATGATGCGCCCGCGTAGCGCCTCCTCTGCCAGCCCTTCGGCCCGCAAGCCCTCGACCTGCTTGGTCAGCGCCACGATGTCCGACTGCAGCCGCGCCCACGCCTCGCCGTAGTAGCGCACCAGCGCCGTGGCAGCGCGCCGCTCGCGGGCCAGCAATGCGGCCCGGTAGCGCGTGGCGGCTTCGTACACGGCAGACGATGGCATCGGCTATACTCCCCGCTCGAATTGCTCCAATAGCGCGCCGCCGAGGTTGCTTTGCGCCTCCATGTCGGCGGCCTTCATCACGCGCATCCGCGCGATCTCGTCAGCGTCGTAGCCCATCTCGGCCCACAACTGCTCCTGCGGCACGCCCAGCTCGGCCTTGATGCGCAGCTTCTCCATCTCGGCCAAATCGTCGCGCGTCTCAGCCGGCTCCCACTCCGTCTCCAGGTCGGCGTCAGCATCCAGCGACAGCCCGCGCGCGCTGCCCATACGGATCGCCGCGTGGAGCAGGTCTTCCCAGCCGTTGCCGATCTGCGTCTGGTACGCTCTGACCTTCGCCAGCAGCGGGCCCTCCTGCTGCTTGAGCGTGCCTTCGGCGGCCACCTGGCGCGTCATCTGGAAGCGGCTGATCGGCGTGTCCGTCACCTGCGCCAGCTTGACGATGTACGAGTCCAGCGTCTCCAGTAGCGGGCCGGGATCCTCGCCGGGCTTGAACTCGATCTTGGCGTCGGTCTTGTCCACGTTGATCCAGCAGCCGGGGAAGATGCTAACGTAGTTGGAGCCGTCAGCCTGCGGCGCCTTGCCGTCCGATGTCATCATCCCGCCGTAGAAGATGCGGATGGGGAAGCCCGCCGCATCGACCGCCGCGATCACGTCGATGGCGGTCTTGTTGACCAGATCCTGCAGCGGGATGGCGTCCCATAGCTCCAGGCGTCCCGGTTTGCGAAAGTGCGCGATGGGGATGCCCAAGGGCGCACCGTCGCGCCCCAGCCAGGGGATGATGTCGGGCAGCCCGTCGGCGCTGAACTTGCTCCAGCCGGCGTCCTTGTACGCGCCGCTGGTCGTGCGCTCTAGCCGCTCGATGCGGTCAGGGTAGTACACGTTCATGCGCGTGCGCTGGCGCGTGCGCTTGTTGTCGTCCTGGTAGCTCTCCGTCCAGCGCTTGCTGACCGCCTCAAGCTCTTGGTTGGTGTCGTCGTTGGTGTAGTGCGCTTTGCAGCCGAAGCCCGAACCGCCCTCCTCGGGGTCGGTATAGCGCGGGTGCGGGTAGAAGCGCGGGAATGGCGCGCCTTCGGGCCAGTCCACCAGCACGAAGTATTCCGACTCATTGATCGCGCCGTGATGCACCTCTTGCTGCTTGCCGTCCATCCGCGCGGCCTTCCACGCATCCCAGACCCACTCCGCCACGGCGTCGTCACCGGAGCGAAAGCCCGCCACGATCATGCGCTCGACCACGGCATCGACCACGGTCGCGCAGTAGTTGAGAGCGAAGCGCTCCTTGGCTAGCTGATGGCCCAGGAACTCCTTCTGGCGGTCGGTGAGCTTGACGGCGTGCTCCCCGGCGTAGTAGTTGCGCGCCAAGACGATGTTCCGCTGGCGCGTGCGCTCCTCATCGGCCAGATACTGCGCATACACTGTCGATAGGTCCATTCGCACCTCAGTAGACGTAGACCCGCCGCGCGCCCGTAAGCCGCGCCTGATTCGCCAGCGCGCGCGCCATCACCGTGTCATCGTGCAAGCCCTCCGGTGCGCTGTAGGCGCTGCGCCCCGTCGTGGCGCTGACCTTGCGCTCGTACGCTTCCAGCTCTAGCGTCGCCACGTCGTCGGCCAGCCATTTGACTTCCTCGCGCTCAAACGCCAGTGCCAAGCTCTCGATCAGTGGCGGCTTGCTCGTGGCGGTGAACACAAAGCCCTGTACTTGTATTCCCGTCATATTGTGTTATACTTTCCCCAGTCAGACGCTATGCCATAGGAGGCGGTATGAACTGCGCCCAGTGCGGGAAGCCGATCAACAATCGAGATGCGACTCGTTTCTGTAATAGAGCCTGCTATCTTGCCTACCGTGTTGCCCAT